AGAGATGAATGGGGGGGGGTCAGAAAAACGCTATAGGGAAATATGTTGGAAAAATGCTTCACATCCTTCACATCCTTCACATTCGCGTTTATAACGGTTCGGCTTTGAACCTGAATCGGGGTTTTCGGGTGGTTTCGGGCAAAACCTTCACATCCTTCACATCCTTCACATTCGCGTTTATAACGGTTCGGCTTTGAACCTGAACGCTGTTTAGGGGGTGGTGGTCAAGTATCAAAGGTGAGCAGTTTTGACAATGCTTCCCCTGCTCACCCGCCTTTGCCGAGAATTGAGCAGCTGACCACGTGCCACTGACCTTTCGCGCACATAAACTCGATTTCGCTTAGCTGTGTCTCGACTCTGATTGTCGCATCCTCGTCGGTGGTTGTAGTCCACCGAAACGAGATAGACCCCCTTTCGTCCTCGAACTTGATGTACGCGTCGAACGGGCGGGTGCTGATGGTGCCCTTCATCACGTGGCGCAGGAGGCGTTCAACGTAATCTCTGTCGAAATTCAAAAATCCTATCAGAGTGCGAATAGCGCGATCTGTCAGGATCGTGTGTATTTCAGCCAGCTCTTGCGGGTCGTTTAGTATGGATTCAAGAGAGAATCTTCTGTTTTTGTCTGTCATTTTTGTTTCCTTCAATCGTCGAGCAGGGCTCGGATGCTGTGCTCTGCGAGTCGCAAGCCTATAATCCTTCGGCCATTTCTCGAATGCTCGCGCTCGAACCCTTTCTGGGTTAAGGCCTCGCTGAAGGCTTTCACGCTCATGACCCGCTCGTGCTCGCTCTCGGCCCACTGTGAGTAGTCGGCGTAGAGCTCCTTGAGCAGCGATTCGGCGTAGGAATCGACCTCCGCTCGCTCCTGGATCCAGCGGCCGATTGAATCGGAATCGTCTCGGTAGCTCTGGACGCTCTGGATGACCGCCTCCGGCGTTTCGAGCCCGGCTTGATACCAGCGCCGCGCAGCTGAGAGGAGCAGGGTCAGAATCCCGTCGCGTTCGCTTTCGAGTTTGTCCGGTAGTTCCGGGTCTGCTTCGCTCGCGGGGATGTGGACGGGGAACTCGATGACCCGGATTCGGCGCCAGAATCCTTCGTCCGAGGCTTTGACGCGCGGGAGCGAGTTGCCGGCCATCCAGAGTTTGCACTGGGGGCGGAATGTGATCGGATTCTCGTACAGCCGCCGGGCTGTGATTTCGTCTTCGCCGGTCAGGGTTTTGACGATTTGTTCGTCGAACCGTTTGCTGGAATCGGCTTCGGGAGCGGTGACCAGCCGGATTCCCGCGAGCTGCGCGAGCCCTGCGCTGGCTGATCCGGGCCCTCCGCTCATGAATATGTCCGGGCTGGTCGATGCGGCGTAGTCGCCCATCACCGACCGGACGACGGTCATGAGGGTCGATTTTCCGTTGCGGGCGGTCGGCCCGTAGGCGTAGAACCAGATCTGCTCTTTGGTGAGCCCGAACATCGAGTAGCCGAGCGCGAGCAGCACGTAGTTGCGGACTTGTTTGTCTGGCAGGACCCTAGCCATGAACGCTTTGAAGATCGGGCACTTGGCGTCCGGGTTGAACCGAGCTGGCGAAATCTTGGTGCATCGGGCGGCTGGATCGTGCGAACTGTGGGTGCCGGTCTTGAGGTCATAGATTCCGCTGGCGAGGTTGATGATGTGGGGGCTCTGGTCGAAGTGCGCGGGCAACGCCTGGACTGCGCGTTCGGTGGATGCGAGGGACAGCATGGCGCGGATTCCTCGGTCCGATTCGGAGGCTTTCGACCACTTGACCAATTCCGAGCGCCAGGCCTCGTCCGGCTCTTCTTTCGAGTTCTCGCGGTAACTGGAGGCGAGCCGCTTGGCGAGCTCAGCTGCTCTCGATGCAGTCTCGTCGCGTTCCCACCTGCGCCCGTCCCAGACCATCCAGCATCCGAACGGCCGGCAGAACAGGAAGTCGCCGTTCATCCTGCCTACGAGCTCACGGGCGTTGTAGAGCTCGGTGAGGAGGGGGCGCACGCCAGCGACCTGCTCCTGGAGGATCTTTTTGGCCTGCTCCTTTTTGGGCATCTCGGGCTGGGCGGCCTTCAGGGCCTTCGAGGCGGCCTCGAAGTTGCCTCCATGCTCCAGAAGCGCGAACGCTGCGAATTTGGTGTACGCCTTGTGCGGATTGAATGGCTGGGCCTTGTCGCTCCAAACGAATAGGCGGTCTCCGTATGGGCCGGGCCCGGTTTTGGCGTGGTAGGAATCCCTTGCGCCGGGCTTTCGCCAGAGCGCCTGGCCTCCGCGGTAGGTGCGCACGAACGTCCAGCCGTGGGGTTCAAGCACCTGCTCCCAGGAGGCGGTCCGCTCGAACACATCGCCGGGTCGATCGGATCCGGCCGGCCCTGACTCTTTTGGCGCTGCGGCGCGCTTAGCCTTCGGTTCGAACTCTGAGGGCGAGATCGGGCGGCCTGAATTGTAGTGCGAGAAGAACGATGACGGATCTGGGCACGCGGGCAGGTAGTAGATGCGGGCCGGGTCTTTGCACGAAGGATCAGCCAGCCCGGCGGCCAGATGCTCGGTCGCGGCTTCCCACCATGCCCCCCACTGGTCTGCCGGGATCGGCTCCGACAGCGGAAAGACCGCTCGCCACTTCGGGAGACCCGGCGTCGAGGAGTAGGTCGAGTGGATAAAGAATTCGTATTCTTTCCAGTTCCCCGCGAAATCCTGCCAGTCGAACCCGGCGTCCATATCGATGACCAGCATCTCGACCGCTTTGGTGTTGGCGTTGCCGCGGGCCCCTTCCGGATCGATCAGCTGGACGGGCGACCAGAGCGGGCCGTCTTTTTGCGCTCGGACCTCCGGTTCGGATAGCATCTGGTAAAGCTGGTCTGTGGTGCAGGAAAGCACCTCGCCCGAACGGGCGTATCTGTTTTTGAGTCTGAGTATCTGCATTGGCCTCAAAAGCCCCTGAACCTCGCCTGGAGCAGTAACGGAGTCCGGAGCGCAAACGCGAGTAGGCACCTGCTGTCAACGATCTCCTGGTCATCAATATCTGGGTGCGAGAGCCCGAGCGTTGCGGCCGCATACATTCGGGCTCGTCCCTTGCTCGTTCCAGCTGGCAGCTGGTGCAAGCCCAGCCCGCACTGCCAGGAGATCGGGTCGATGAACGATCCAGTCAGCCGCCGGGGCCCTGCGAGCCCCTTGAGCCCCGCCATCGCCTGCGTGGCGCTTGAGCGGTGCGCGACGAACTCCCGCTTCAGCGAGGAGCTGCGCTCGACAAACGCCCAGACGTGCGAAGCGGCAGCTATCGCGTCCCTGAGCCGTTGCTCACCGAACATCTGCCAGGAAGGGCCCGCCCAGAGAGTTATCTCGTCGGGCGAGCCAAACCGGCATAACGCGTAGCCACAGCGGGCTCCAGGATCAACAGCTACAACGAGATCGTCATCAGTCGGCGAACGGGTCGAACTCGTTTTCTTCACTGGCCCCTGCCTGTTTTTGCGGCTGATCCCGCGGACCGACTAGCTCGACGTTCTCGGCCGTCACGCTCCACCGGGTGTTATCGTCACCAGCTTTGTAGCTCTCCATCCGGCCCTCGACGATGACCTCGCGGCCTTTGGTGGCGTAGCTGGTGACGAATTCGGCGGTCTTTCCGAAGGCGGTGCACTGGAACCAGTCGGTGACGTCCTTCTTGCCGCGCCGCCTGACAGCGACCGAGAAATTGGTCCGGCTGGTTTCCGCAGACGAAATGAGCTCGGGGGTTTTCCCGAGATATCCGGAGATGATGATCTTGTTCATTGTTTTTTGGGTAGTGGTTTGGAGAGGGTCCCGACGGTGTAGCCAATCGGGGCAAGGGATTTCCGGATTCGTTCGGCGATCGAAGCCCAGCGATAGTCGTTGATTTCCCAGCACCAGTTGCACTGGGTGACCTCGACCTCGGTATCAGTGACCCGGATCCGGATGAGCTCGAACTTGCGCTCGGGCTCCAGAGTTACGTAGAGCGTGAGCTGGCTGGGGGTGCGCTTGGTGGCGACCTCCAGCCCCTCGAACGCCTTGAGCAGGTTGCGCTGAGCGGCATCGAGCCGCCCAACGTCTTTTGACACGCACATCACCGGATCACCTGCAATCCGCGGTTGCTGAGATCGATCTGCTCCAACTTCGAGGCGGCGACCTTCTGCGCCAGATCGAGATCGTCCAGGCTCTCCGCCTTGTAGTGCCGCTTGAACTTCGTCAGATCGATGATTTCAAGCTCCGGCTCCGGCGGCGCCTGAACCGCGACCGAAGGATTGGCAGCCTTCGCCTCGCATACAGCAAGCAACTGGCCGGGTTCTGCGCCCAGCTTCGCGCAAACATAGGAGACAAGGGCCCCTGGTGTGGTTGCCCCATACCGGTCTGCGTCGATAACCAGATGAACCGCGTCCTGATCTGCTTCCCGGGCGAGCTGGGCGAGCTGCTTGCTGACTGCATCCGGAACCGCCAGGCGGCGCAGAACAGACTTGGCCTTGTCGCGCATGGCAGCCTCACTCTGCTCAGCAGCCGATTCGAACTCGTCCGGATTGGACTCTGCGAGCAGCTTCCACTCTGGCGCGACCTCCAGATCCCCGTCTCCGAGCCATTTGAGCAGCTCCTGACCGATTGATTCGTCGATGAGGAACGACCGGCCGTCGAACAGGTTGGTCCGGTCTTTTTCGACCCGCGCCAGATGGGTGTCTTTGTCGAGCTTCCACACGACGGTGAAGTCGTATTCGGTCCCCTCCTCGGCGATGGCCTTCGTGCCAAGCTTCTTGATTGAGCCCTTTTTGTTCTTGCCGTCGTCGGCAGTCTCGACCACGTATTCGGCTTTTTCGCGCATCGTGACGACGACGTGGACCGGCGACTGGAGGATTGCGTCTTTGAGCGTTCCCCAAAGCGGCTTGGCCTTCGCCCAGTTCTGGTATGAGTTGCCGCCGCGTTTGTCAAGCTCCTCCTTGTATTCGAGGATGTACTGCCAGCCGTGGGAGAGGGTGTCGATGACGATCGCGCCCGCTCCGGCCTTGACCGCCTCCCGGATCAGGCCGATGAACTTGTCCGGCTTGAACGGCGGCGCGATGACCGCGTGGAGGAAGTCGAGCTCGGAGTAGAGGGCCGCGCTCTCGTTTTCGGTGTCGATAACGCAAACCGGCTTGTCTCCAGCGAGCCCGTGCGCGAGCTTGATCGCGCTCATGGTCTTGCCGCTGAAAGATACGCCTTGAAGCGCGACCTTGAGCGGGACGACTTTGCGCTGCGCTTGTCTGAATGAGCCGCTCATGAGGATTTGCCTCCGAGCTTGATGGAGAAGGACTCGCGCTCGGGCCGGATGAAGATTCCTGGCCTCTCTTCGGCGATTGCCGCGGTTACGACATCCTCCGGAATTTGCGAGACCAGCACCGATTTCGTGGTCTTGACCGCATCCGGGGCGAGCTGCTCAAGCCAGCCGATCGCGTCTTCGGTCGCCTGAACCTGCGGGGCGACTCTGCGGAATGCGAGGGCTCCGTAGCTGAGCTGGAGCGTTTTGGTCTTTTGGGACTTGAGTTCGCGGCTGGCCAACTCCTCCAGTTCGGACTCGAACCGCAGGTTCAGCCAGTCCAGCTCGCGCTGGTGCCTGCGGATGAGCTTTTCTGCGTTGGCCTTGACCGTTTCGATTGCGGTCTTGGCTTGCAGCATTTTTCTGAGCACCCAATCGGCGCTCTCCTGGTCGCGGACGTGGAACTCTCCGGACTTTTCAATGTGTCCGAGGACTTCTCCGGTCTCTGGGTCGATGATGAATCCGTCGTGGATGACGGGTTCGGTTTGGCCGCTGGATTCAGCGGCAGACGGGGCTTCAATTGTCGTTGCCATTTTCGTTTTCGTTGTTTTTGTTGGGGCATGAAGATTTCTGGGCGCGGACGTGCTGGTTGATCGCCGTCCACGCGGTCTTGTAGCTGACTCCGGCAAGCTTTGCGGCTTGCGAGATGGTCACGGTTTCGTCGGCGAGCCATATCTGGACTGCCTTGTTTCTGCCGGGACTTGGTACCGGGCCTCTGCGTAATTCCTTCATGCGTTTGGTAAGAGACGGCAAACCCTACCGAAAAGTTGCCGTATTCGGTATAATGATACCTGAAACAGTAGTTTTTTTGTGGCATCCATCCCGAAAATGGATGCTTATGGACCTAATGAAAACAGTACAGGTAGCAATGATCGAGCGTGGCATGAAGAAGCGTGAACTCGCCGCTATAACTGGATACAGCTATGACGTCGTGCTCAACATGTTCAATGGTCGTACAAGACCAACGCAGGACTTTCTTGAGCGGGCGCGAGTTGCATTGCGAAAGCCTCATGGTTGGCCATTTGAAGACAAAACAACCACAGACCGGCTTCAGGGTCGCTCCATGATTGACAATCAAGCCAGGCACCTGTTTCCGGTAAAGGGCTCGGCAGGTGGAGCCGTTGCGCCGGTTGCCAGCTCAGAGAGCTTCTATGAGGATTGGGTCGAGTTCAGCGACATGCTGTACCGGCCAGAGCGGTTTGCGATCCAGATCGCCGGAGATTCGATGAGCCCGAGGCTCCAGCACGGCGATTACCTGCTGATCCAGCCGACCTCGAAGCCGCCGTCCGGTGTCTTGGTTGTGGTGAAGACTCCCGAAGGAGAGTTTGCCTGCAAGCTCTTCAAACAGGAGGGCACTAAAGCCACCCTGCACTGCCTGAACGAGGACTACCCTCCGGTTGAAGTCGGCCTCCAATGGGAGGTTATCGGCATGGTCGTGGCTTACCGTAGGCAGCTGGGCCCGAAGCGCTACATCGAGGAAGCCGACGGCGCAGGCCTTCGCCCCTAGCGACCGTATGGAATTGGCCGGCTACTCTGTGAGGCGGCCGCATTGCACCCCATCCCCATTCCGGCTGCAATGTTTATGATCGTCAGGATGACGAAAAACCACAGCAGTGCGAGCACAGCGGATCTGATTCCCTCCAGTCCTTTGAGAATTTCCTTGTGCCTTAGCTCCTCTTCTGAGCGTGGGGCAGGGGCTGTTGGCACAAGCGCCGGGGCAGGTTTCTTGATCATACGGTTCTTGTAGGCTCGATAAAACATTACAGGGCTTTCGCCCTGACTCCACCAAACCATTGCCTCGGAAAGCACCTGAGAGACATCGATGTCTTTCCCATCCTGCGCCCCTAGTTCGCGGAGGATTTCAATGTACGCTTCAAAGGTTGCAGCCATACACCTTGAATCATACCGTTCTTCATTAAAGTACGGAAAGCCGCAACTTTTGTTTACCGATTCTGGTAATATATATGTATGGCACAACAAACGACGCCACAGACACCGCTCGGGCAGGCCGGGCGGACCGAAAATGAGATTCTCGCCGACGCGGTCTCCCGTTTGACCGACGAGCAGAAACGCGGCATCCGCGAACAGTACGCTCGGTTGTTCGAGCGCCTGTACGCAGGCACAGACCCCGAATTCGCAGCTGAGTGGGCGGACTGGCTCAGGAGCGGACCCCGACCATGAAGCGCACCTACCACGCATCCCGAATCCCACTGGACATCGAGATCAACCGCCTGAACGGGCGGCGACGGTTCCACAAGCTGGCTGCAACCAGCGCGGCGCTGTTCGCGTCCTTCATCCTCGCGCTTTTGCTCTGGCTCTTTGTCGAGCAGGTCCAGACCGGCCACAACCAGACCCTCAGCGAAAAGGCTTACTGGGAGGCGCGAAGATGAAGTGGGCTCCCCTCGATTCATTCGTCTGCCATGTGGCTAAGGCTCATAGCCGTCTTGAGCAACGCCGCAAGGATCCCAAAACAAGGGCGTGGGAGTTCTTCCTTGCCTGCCGCATCAACAACTACAGGCCGGTGAAAGAGACCAACCTCTACGACGAGTCCCTGCCGGCACCCGAGGCGCTCTATTCGGTCGGCGACCGGTGGAAGGTCTTGTTCGCAGAATTCGGAATCCTGATCCACGACGAGGCGCAGGTCATCATGTCCGCGCGGGACCTCGGCGGCATGGTCAAGGTGACCGCGGACGCGGCTGGGATCCGCGAGTTCGAGCAGGCGGTCCTGACCTCCAACCACGTGCTTCAGGTTGCCCCGACGCCGGTTTCGGCTCTCCCACGACTATGACGCGCGACCAATTGAAAAAACTGCTCGTGTCGCTGACCGAACCGAAACAAAGGCGCGATTTCCTGAAAGCCCGAATCCTGATAGCGGCTGGCGGCTCGGTGCAGCTGATGCGGGCGGTGCGAACAACGAACGGGAGTGCTGCAATGATCGAAAGGTACGACGACGACGAATGCCCATTTGAAATTCACTGGGAGCAGTGGTTGCCCGCCAATGAGATCAGTCCTGAGGAGCACCTGATTGTAGGTGCAGAGACTAAACCTGAGTTCGTCGAGCTCTATCATAGGGCATGGCACCGGGGCAAGAACACCCGCGCCGATGACAGACCGGAGATTATCGAGTCGGTGCTCAAAAAGATGAACGCTGGCTACGAGTTCTGGCACAGCTCCGAGGTTGACTTCCAAGACCCCAACATCCTGATCTACGCGATCGAGCCCGAGCTGGAAAGCGAGTTCAGGTTCAGGCTCTGGCTGGAAGAGATTGCGGCTAAGGAGGCGAGCGTTGAGGTTCTCTGAGCGGCTCCAGATTTTTGGCGCGGTGCTCCGGATCGAGACCTGTTCGGACGCGGCGGGGGCTCGAATGTTGCTAGATGATCTTCGGACGGCGCGAAACCGCTACGGTCTGACCGATACCGAGGCGGCTCTGATGAGCGCATTGGCGGGCGAGCTGTGCGCTTGGAACTACCACAACGCATTACTGAAGGAGCTGCGTCAGTTGTCTCTTTCGGATCTGAGGTCGAGGGCTGAGCAGCACGGCATCCGGCTGGACTTTTCTCTGCCTGTCGAGGAGTCTTTGCAAGCGACCAACGACTTCCGGGACGCTTTGACCGTTCTCCTCAAAATTCGGGCGACCATGCGGAAGCTCCTCGAATCGTAGAGATGCAGATCCAGCCCGTCGCCTTGCCCGAATCTCAAGCCCGCGCCTATATCGGCGTGACCGCACGGATTTGGCGACGGCTGGTCAGATCCCGCACCATCGAGCCGGTGCCCGGACTCGGAAGAGTTTTCCGCGTGAGCGACCTGGACCGATTGGTGCAAACTGGAGTGATTGCAGATGGCAACATTGAGGAAAGATGGCAGATGGATGAGCACCAAAATGGTGCGGGGGAAACGGTTCTGGGGATACGGACGCACGCCCGAAGAAGCCGACGAAGACCTGAAGCTGGCGATGACGCCACGGTTGACTATTCAATCTACTCAATTGACCCTCGGACGATTTTTTGATGAGGTCTATCTGCCCACCAAGATTTCGTGCAAACCGTCCACCATCCACCGCTACAAGGGCTCGTTTAACCTGCACATCCGCCCGACCCTCGGCGCTCTGCCTCTCGATCAGATCACCCGCGCGAAATGTCAGACCTGGCTTAACTGGTTGCTGTCAGTGAAAATCGCCGGCAAAACTCCGGCAGCCAATACCGTCAACTTTTCGCGCTCCCTTCTGGGCTCTGTCCTGGCTCTGGCGGTACAAGATGGGCTGATCAGTTCGAACCCTGTTCTGAGCACCCAGAGAGCAAAGGGTCCGGGAAGGCGTATCCGCGTACTGAGCCCGTCGGAAGCTTTAGACCTCATCGAATTTGCAGACCAGACTCCGCTGGCCGCGCCGGTCTATCTGGCGGTCATGCTCGGGCTTAGGCGCGGAGAAATCATCGGTCTCAAGTGGATTGATTTGAACCGGAGGGCAAAAACTCTTCGAATCGAGCGGCAGGTGTCGGACTATTCGCGCAGGGAAGAGCGACTCAAAACAGCAAGCTCTGCCAGAGTCATCCCGCTGACTCAGGAGATCGTAGACGGCATCGATCAGCGCGGCAACCTCGATAGCGTCTACATTTGTACGAACCACGTCGGAAACCGCTGGCATCCGAATCGCTTGACCGACGCATGGAGAACGATGGCGAAAGAGCTTGGCATGCAGGAATGGGCTTTCCACGACTTGCGTCATGCCGCAGCCGGTCTCCTCGTTGCAGCCGGATGCGACCTCCTCACCGTTGCCGCAATTCTCGGTCATGCAAATCCGGATATGAGTTTGATCTACGCGTCCAGCTCCGAAGAGCTCAGACGTTCAGGCATGGAACGGTTGTCCAAAATGCTCTCCGAAAAATAGTAGACAAACCGGACTTTTGTAGTCGGAATTGTAGTCAATCTGAAAATTTGAACTCAATGGTCGGGATGACTGGATTTGATTTTGGGGGTTCATTAGAATCGCAGCATATGCACCCGAAAGGTCTGGTTTGAAGCGTACAGATTTCTACTGACAACAATTCTGACTACAGACCATTTTCCCGACGTCAGGAAAATGGTCTAGCAGATCACGCCCTCGATGATCCGCAGATTCTCGACGCGCCAGCGTTTCGGACTCTCGACGCGCACAAACGCAAAACCGTGGTTGGATTTCCCGTAGGGGTTGTAGTCGGGCGAGAGGTCGCACAAACAGCCAGTAGACCAGCAAGAAGTGATTTTACCGAGCGCGTCCCGCTCGTCGTGCTGAGAGCTCCGGTGGTGATGCCCGATCAGCACGTTCACAGCCGCCTTCAAAAACGCACCCCTCGCAGGGTTGACCGGCGCAACGAAGCCCCTACTCAGTTCGTGCCCGTGCAGGATGTTCAGACCCGCTAGCTGGACGATGCGTTTGTCCTCGACGATTGTAATTCCGAGATCGTCCAGACCGAGCAGATCGGCGAGCCGCCAGCGCGCGACCTGGCTCACGTCCGGCGCTTTGGTGTACATGTAGTCCTGCAACCGCTCTTCGTGGTTGCCAGTTTTGTAGATAACCGGAATTTCCGGATAACTGCCGCGCAGGAATTCGAGGAACTGACGGGTCGCGCTGATTTCCTGTTCCACACTCGGCGCATTTGCAGGGTGCACGAACCTCGACAGCCGCACGAAATCGATCAGATCGCCGTTGATGATGATTTGCTTTGGCTCTGCGTAGCCAAGCGCGAGCTCGATCGCTTCGGGCGCGTGGAACGGCACATGCAGGTCTGAAATTATGAGCGTATCGACGGGCTCGGCTTTGAATGGCGCGCGCGGTTTGGCAATAGAGCGAGGCATCCGGGGCGCGGACTGCGAATTGTTAGGTCGAGAGGCAAACTGCCGGACCTTGTCGCCAGTCGCCCCGCGAATCAGTCTGACCATGCTGCGGGCGCGCTCAACAGTGGCAAAATGCTGGGGATAGCGTTCAACCAGTTCCCGCGCCAGCCCTCTAGAGGAGGCGTTCGGCATCTCGTCGATCAGCTGCTCGGCTAGCTGTTTCAGCGTCATCGCACCATCCTCGGACCGATTCGAGGGCGCGAACCGGCCCCGTAGGTCATCGTCGCATCGAGCGCCATACAGAGCGCCATCACGCAGTCGTCGTGCTTGCCCGGCGGCGCGGAAGTTCGAATCATGCCGGACGGGAGCTTCTCGCGGGCATAGGCTCTGAGCTCGCCGATTGTCTGTTGGGCAATGGCGGAAGAGGTAGGCGCCAGCAGTTTGATGCTCTTCTGCTCAAACGCCATCACCAGTTGGTTGACGACGCGGTACTTCGACTGGCTGGAGAATTTGAAGGCGATCACGTTTGAGAATCCGAGCCGCATGTCCAGGTGCTCGGCCATCGCCTGATTGTTGGTGGCGTCGATCTGCACGTGCTGGCACCTCCAGTGCCTGGCCATTCGCGCCAGCCGCTCCTCCTGCTCGGGGTATGGGATCCCCTGGAACCGGTCCATCGCGACCACCTGCCAGCTGCGAGCGTCCATGACCACCGCCACCGTCCAGTCGTCCACCTGAGCGATATCGACCCCCATGACGTAGTAGGCGCCTTCCTCCGGCCCGGCTTTGGGCTCAAGCACCGCCGCATCGGCAATGCCAGAAAAGACCGCGCCCGAGGATTCGAGGAATTCAGCGAGGTACTGCTGCCGAAAAATAGATTCAGGCAATTCGAGCCGGGCGTCCTCGATCTCCTCGGTCGAGACCGTCGGCGGCCCGCTCGGCATCTGGAACGATTTCCAGCCCGAAAACCCGAGGTTCTCGCGCTCCCAGAAATCGCGGAACCAGTCATCGTAGCCGGGCGTGCTGATGAATAGCCCCCGGCCATGCCGGTCTGAGAGCGCGGGGCGGATGAATTTCTGGTAAATCGTGCCGCCGTCCGGCTCTTCTGCGCACTCATCGAACACAATCAGGTCGTAGCCCAGCCCGAGCATGGAATCGGGACTTTCGGACGATCGGGTCAAAATCTCGCCGCCGGTCGCGAACCGGAGCAGCTTCGCCCCTTGACCGTGATTTTGTTTGGTCACCAAAGAGCGGATCGCATCGGAGGCAAAGACGAAGTCGGAAACCTGATTGAATGCGATCGTTGAGGTGAGGTGCGTCGGGCCGACAATCATCGCCCGGCCTCCAACTAGCGCGACCGACAGCGCTTCGGCGGCGGCGAGATACGTTTTCCCGAATCGCCGGCCGTTGCACACGACGCGCCAGCGTGCGTCTGAATCGTGGATGATCTGCTGGCGCGGGTGGGGCTGGTACCCGACCGCGTTAAACAGGGCTCTTTGTTTTTCAGGCGGAATCCTGATCATCGTCTTCCGCCCCCGGGTTGGGGAGGGTGCATCCGTCTTTGAGCGCAACGATCAGCTGCACGATCGCGCCCTGATCCACGCTCTCTTTGGGGTAGAGACCCAGCAGTTTGCTGCGCTCCTGGATAATTTCGAGCATCAGCTTCATGTAGACCGGCACCCCCTCCATCGCGGGTTCGCGCGCGACTTCGAGCAGGCTCTGCAAATCGGCAACAGTGGACTCAATGGTCACCGCGACCGACTGCCGGACGGGCTCCAGCACTTGAGCGCGGATTCGGCCCACCGATTGTTTGACTGCATCGACGGAGACGCCCAGCCGGGAGGCGACCTGCGTTTGGGTCAACCCCTCTTCGATGTGGAGCGCAGCAACCTGAGAATCCAGTTCGGCGATCTGCACCTGAGTGCGCTGCCGCGCCTTGCGGCTTATCGCCGTGGCTTCTTGCGGATCAGCTACTCCCTGCGGCAGTCTTTTCGACAAGCTCGATGATCTCCTGTATGGCAGTTGATGTGATGGTCAGCGGACGCGCCGGAATAGTCGAGTCCCGGAACCCGCGCCCGCCATACTGGTGCGTGGCTGCGTATTCCAGCGTCGAGCCGACCCAGATGTACGTTCCGTCGATCCCCTCTTCGTGGTCGGGATCGCGAGGGTTGATCCATGAGCTGAGGAGCGAGCCCGACTTCACGAGCGGCTGATCCGGGCTGAGCATTCGCTCTCGTTCGAGGCTGTAGGCGCGATTCGCGGTTAGCCGGCCGATCCCGCCGGCTGTCTCTTCTGGCTTTCCCCCGCCCTGCTTCCGGCGAACGGTGTTCTGCGAAAGCGGCTCCCATGCCGGGATGCCCCGCGCGGAAAACTGGCGCAAAATATCCGTCCGGATAATCGCCATAACCTTTTTTTCGAGACTTTTGGATTTGCGCCCGCTGCCCGCGATCTTTGCCAGCGCTTCTTCCAGCGGAGAAAGATCGACATCTACCCGGGCGCCTGCCTCGATTCTCATGCAATCATGGGTCGCCCTGCTGGACGGGCAGCGATCGCGATGAGCGTGCCTTCTTGGTTATCGTCGGGCACAATATTCACGCAGCTCACGATCAAGGAATTTGCAGGCGCGGGGGCTGATCCCGCTGGGGCTAACGTGTAGTTCACGCATCCAGATTCAGCCGAAAGACTGGCCTGCCAAGTGCGGTCCGTTTGCAGGGTGCCGTCCGGGAGCCTCGCTCCGCCGGTTACCGTAACCACCGCGCTACCTCCGTAATCGATCGCTCTGAGGACGGGAAACCCGCCTGCATACTGATTGGTATCGACCACATCCCCAGATTCGAACCTATCCAAATCGGTGTACGAACCTAGCCCCTCGGAATTCCCCGCCTCGGGCGAAATCTCCTGATAGAAGTTGATGGACGCAACCGGCTGCCCCGAAAATACGCGGCCAGCCACCGGCTTGAACGCGGAGGGAACGAGCGCCTGCCACGGGGGGCTGCCCCCTTGATTCAGACCCCGGAGAACGGCGTCCATGTTGGAACCGGAAAACGATGAAATCGCGGTCTGCTGGAGCTGGCTCATCAGCGAGCCCAGCCGCTCCGCTGCGAGCTGCTCCCAGTTGCTGCGCGACTCCAGCTGGATGAACCGCCCGACCATCCGCTCGATCATCACGAGGTCTACAGAATCGAGAATGATCTGGCGGAGTTCGTCCACCGCGGGGCCGGTATTGTCGATGGCAGCTTTAAGCCCCTCGGCATACAGCGCCGCCGCGTCGATGAACCGGACCAGCTCGGAAACTGTTATGGCGCAACCTCCAGAAATCCAGCGATCGTAACGGTCACTCCGAACGCGGAATACCGGACGGGATCGGAAGTCCAGCGATTATTCACGCCCCCAAGAGCGCGGATGAGAGCTCCTGCAATGGTGCCCAGCGAGACGCTCATGCCCGGCGGAATCATGATCGCCTGATCGGCGTTGCGAGCAATGAATGTCGCCTGAATCGGGACCCGGATAAACCCGAACGCATTAACTTCGCCGAGCGCGCCGAGCCGGAACCTTAGGGGTGGGGACGGAGGTGGGGTTTTGATGTTCATTGTTCATTTGGTGGACAGCGGTCTTCAGCTCGTCGAGAGCTTTGGCGTTTTCGCGCCAAGCCACGGTGTTGTTGCTAAGCGTCTCCATGAGGGCGCGCCGGTCGTATCGGCCTTCTTCCCGATCTGATTTCAGCTCATCGAGCATGTTTTTGACCAGTTGTTTTTGGGTCTGGATGAAATAGCCGAGCAGAACGCCGAACGCGGCAATGGCTACCCCGTTATCAACGAGAAAGCGAAAGAGCGAGCTGTCCACGAAAAGCTCTTTATTCGCGCCGGGCGCGAGGCGTTACGTTTCGCCTGGCCAGCAACTAAATGTCTCCTATGGCAATCACACAGGGACGCTTGGGCTATGTCAAGCTGGCGACTGTAAATTATCGGGCTACGGAATGGTCGGTTGACGACCGCCGGCCGCTGGTCATCCCCCAGATGATCGGCCACAATTGGAACACCGCCTACGCTGAAGGGCTTCGCTCTGCGATGGTCAACCTGACATTCGCGCCAGCCCGGGTTGCGTCCGCAGAACTGTTTTCGAGCGCGTTCTGGAATCTCTTCCATCAGCGCACGTTTGCCTCCGGGTTCGACGATCTCGCAACGGTGGCGATCGATCTGTCCCACGGCTCCAGAATCATCGCGATGCCGACCTGCAAGGCGGCGAGCTACCGCTTGGTGATTGCCAAAGCCTCGCAAATCGGGCTCTCCGCCCAGTTCGCCCACGCGGGAGCGCTTTCGCTTTCGGCGCACACGCCGAGCGCTTACGACAATTTTTCGAACGCGGTCCCGCTGATGGACTACCACGCCAGTTTCACCGGTTTGGCGGCCGGCGTCAAAATCTACCGCGTCGAGCTCTCGTTCAGCAATAATCTGCTGATGGACGCTCCGATCAACACCACTAACCGGCCCGAAGGGTTTGATCCCGGAAGCCCGACCGCGAAATGCAAAATCACATTTGACGGCCGCATCGTCGGCAGCAATCCTCTGGCAACGACCGAAGGTCCGCTGACAATCGCGCTTTCGAATGGCACCCAAAACACAACATTTTCGCTTCAATCGCTCGTAGGCGAAGACCCCAACAACCAGGACGCAAACAAGGGCCAGAATTTCCATAGCCGAACCTTCGAGGTGCTCGGCTCCGCCAGCACCCCGCCTGTAACTGTGGCTGTGACCTAAGGGGGAGCCGCATTTGGCGATCCTGGTCACCAACGGTCACTACACCGTCGTCCAACCGGTCCGCAGCATCTGGCCGTACGCGGTCAAGCCTCAGTATGCGCTCACCGATGCCGTCTGGCGTTCGGGGAGATGGGGGCTGGAGGACGCCGATCAGGTCATCATCGATGCCGAGCAAGGGTGCTGCTACCCAACGCCGGTCAACATCGAGGCGAACAACATCCTTAAAAATGGCCTGAGCGAAAATTACGATACCGAGTTGGCGCTCGCGGAAGGCGCAGGTGACTACAATCCGGCTAGCCCGAACATCGTCTGGAAGCTCAGCGACGCCTCAACTGCCCTCGACCAATATGCCGCCTGGCCGCGAAGAGCCCCCGATCAGGGAAGCCCGATGTACATCGAGATCGTGCGGATGCCGACCTCCGCAATGTACGAGTTTGAGATCGATTCCACGAGCGTCAGTCCCGGCGAGGAAGAGGAAACCCCTCCGAAGCTTTTCCCGTGCATGTGCGCAGCGGCGAACATCAATTTCCGGGCTGCGCCGCCGGTTTCGCTGCTCCCCGGCGATCCGCCAACCTCAACGTTCGAGCCTAGCGTTTCGGTCAGATTCAATCTCACCTACTACAAAATCGACGAGGCTCTGACCGACGAGGAAGAGGAAGCGCTCGAAGAACCACCAGTTCCAACGCCGATCATGCAGGCCGATCTGATTGTGATCCAGCGGCGCGACCGGATCGAAATCAAGCGAGGCGACTCTTCCGATGTCATCATGACCGTGACCATCCAGAAGGTCAAACCCGATGGCGAGGACTCCGCAGAGGCTTCCAGCATCGATCAGCCCCTGAACGTTGAGCTCAGAACGATCGGATCTGTCCTTGAGCTGCATTTCCCGTTCGAGGTGATCAAACTGCCGATTTCCTCAGTCGGGTTCTCCCCGCCGGGCTACGTGGTAATCACTGGGCTTTCGGTCCGGCTGGACGCCGTTGAATCAGCCTCGTTTCGCGCTTGGCCCAGATGGTTCCCGCTCTCTGCCACGATCGGAAGCCGAACCGCCAGCCTCGGCTTCCACAACGAGAACTTTTCCGAACCCCGCGGCTTCTGGCTCGCTGAACCCGATCCCGACATAACTCCCCAGCACGTCAAGCGCTGGAAAGTCAACGCGCCCGGCAACTGGGCAGGTCCAACAGTCGATTACTCGCTGTCGCTCTCCAAAGAGATGAACGAGACGATTGACGGAGACATAAGTTATGTGCCGTACATCCCTCTTGCGCCAAAGGATCTCACCCGCTACGTGAGGCCGCTCAAGATGATGCTCGTCGAGTGGTATCCAGAGACCACCGTGGACGATGCGGTAGTCGAGGAGGTCAAGCCGCTCAAGATCGAGGTCTCTCACGTGTTCGATCGCGACGCCCTCACCGTCGATAGCCGCGCGACCCTCGTATTCAACACCACCCGCCAGAACTGGCAGGGAACGGGCATCAGCGCGGCGCAGAGATGGCTGTTCCGGGGGCTCTCCGGAGTGACCATCGACCTCGACCGCCAACCAGACATAGGAAGCTGGCGGGTATTTTCGGGGCTCGCGAACCTCAGCTCGTTCGTTAGCGCTCATGGCGGAGCGGTGCCGACTGTATCCGTCGATTGCGAAGGTCGCGCGGTATCGCTCATGAGCCCGCGCTGGGATCTGCCCTGGATGGACGGCTGGAACATTTTTTACGCGATGTCGTTTCTGGCGGCTCTGGGAGGGATCGCCCGCGAAGACCTCCGGTTCGAACCGCATGTGCCCGGCAATCCCTTTGAAGACCTCGGCGACGCTGACGGCAACCCTGCGTTCTTCCTGCCCATCGGGCCCGCTTCTGGTGACCTGACCAGATTCTCGGGTCAACCGCTCTGGCTGATCATGATGCGCATTGCCAAGATGGTCGGCTACACCCTGTTTTTCGATGCGTACGGCAAGCTCGCGTTCGAAAAATACCGCGAACCCGAGGGCGTCAAACGTTTTTTCTACGAGGACGAGGTTCAGGCGCAGAGTCTGGACGCTTGTTGGAGTTTGAGCGTCAGCCGGGACATGCGCCAGATGCGCAACGAAACCATTCTGATCGGCCCTCAGGTTGGGGCCTACAAGGTCGATCCGCTGGTAGAAAGCCGGCGCGACCAGAACTCGGTCGATGACCCGAACGCCTTCAACTATCTGGGCTTCCGCAACCCCAGCGTCTATGTGGACACTCTGTTTATCACCGAGGAATTCGCATCTGAAGCGGCTGACGCGATCCACGCGGTCGAGCGGGTTCCTCCGGCGCGGATCAACCTGACGACTTGGCTGAGTCCTGACATCTATCCGCTCGACGTGATTCAGGTGGAGAGCGAGCGTTTCGCGACCGCGGGCACCCGCTTGCTGGTCATGGGCGTTCGGCACGTGATGGATCCGAACCTTTCGTACACCGAAATCTCAGCTGAGCTGACGTTCGAATTTGCGCTGGCTGATCCCCCCGAAGAAGAATAAAAAAGTCTGATTTTCTCGCGTTTTGAAACAAACCGCTGAAAAACTGTGGTACAATATATGTACCAATTCGGGAGACGACCCCGAAACGGAGACAAGACAAATGATCAGCTTCAACGATCTCGACATCATCGACTTCTCAAAATTTGACAGCGCAACCCTCAAAGACATGGGCTGCCCAATCGACTTCGCCAGAGACTTCGCGGGCTCATCCTGCATTGCCACGCTTGCCGGCTACGTTGGCGAGCAGCAGGACAACCTTTTCAAGATCACCGGCGACGACGCTCAAATCCGCTGGGCAATGACCACCAACGGCAACACTTGGTACGGTGAGCATGACCGCGACCTGGAGGATGTAGGCGCGATTGAGTGGCGCAATGAGGAGTTGCGCCCAGCCTAGCGACCACGGGGCAGGGCTCCGGCTCCGCCCCGCCTATTCGAATTTTCCGAACAACTGAAAACAACAATGACCAACACGACTGAAACAACGAACCCGATTATCGACGACTGGGGCAACAAACGCTGGTACAAGAATGGCAAGCGGCACAGGGACGACGGCCCAGCTTTTGAGGGTGCGAGTGGCGACAAAGAGTGGTACCAAAACGGCAAGCGGCATCGAGATGACGGCCCCGCTATAGAGTGGCCGGATGGCTGCAAAGAGTACTGGATCAACGGTGTGAAGCAGGACGAAGAAAATTACAATGGCTGAATCACAGCCGGGCGGGGCTCCCCACATATTCGGAAAACCCGAATAACTGAGAGACAAATGACACAAACAAAACCATTCATAAAAAACGTCGGGCAATTCCACCCGGAAGTTCAGTTCGTAGCAAACGACGCGCGCGAAACTGGCAAATACAGAGGCTCAGGCGCGGTCATCGTCACCATCAACGACGACGGCTCATACACGTGGAAATACAACCCGCACACCCACGAGTATGCGGCAGACGACCCACGGGCGATCGCCTACGAGCGACTCGCCGAACTCGAGGGGCAGAACGATCCCTCGCAAGCGACGCGCGACACCATGTACCCCGACCAGCTGCACGCCGACGTGTCCTGCGGCGATCTGGTCGTCGCATGGGATTCCAGACTGGCGGCTATTATCGAAAACAGAGGTTTATGGAAATAAGCCGGCCCCAAGAACCGATTTATTGTCGCCAGTAAGAAACAAAAATGACCGGAAAAATCGACCTCACCGTCCCGCCCATCCTGATCGCCGAACACGGCCAGCGGCTTTACGCGGTCTCAACAGACCCATTCTTCGTCTGTCTCCTGCTAGGAACCGACGAACTGCCAGCCGCAAAGGCTGTCCGAATTGCTGAGCCGACAGCCGCCGCAACAAACGATAAAATCGGGATCGTCAGACTCGGCAAAATTCAGGGGCTCGACCAGCAGGTCTGGGACGCGTTCGCAGAAGAGGTTTTCGCCCAAATGGACGAAATCCCAGAAGAGGACGACGACGATGACGAGCTTGTTCAGGAAGAGTTCTTCCGCGCCTGCGACATCTGCGCCAGAGTCCTCGAAGGTCCGCAAGCCGTAGCGGCACTGAACGCCAAAACTGCGTCCAACCCTGCCCATGCGCAGAAAATGTACAACATCGCTGCTTCGAACGCCATCCGAAGCCCGGACCTGACCCCCGAAGAGCGAGAGCTCATCGCCCTGTTCGTCCAGCCGGTCCTTTAGTAGTCGAGCCAGGTCGCCCCGCAGTCCTGGCTCCTCTTCAACTTCTGCCCGGTCCCGTCGAAATACGTGAACGACAGGTGCCAGTTCGAACCGCCACCGAACACCAGACTCCCGTCCGACGAATTCCCACTGACCGGCAACGTGCCCATCGCCTCAAACGGCTCGCCTGTCCTCTCGAATCGGGCGAAGAAGCGCCACTCCCCCCAGTCTGGATGCCACACTCCAACAACAATCATTCCCGTCCGCGGGCAAATCGCATGAGTGCAACGCTGGGCGCCCGAGGCAATCAAGACCGGCTCCCCCCTGCTCCCAAACGTCGCCTCCCCAGCAGGAGCTGCCCACAAAACGCAATCTCCATTGCCTCGAACAATGGCGAGCCAAAGGGCCTTCGAAGCGTAACTCCACGAAAAACTAAGGTCAAGAATGGGCTCATATGGATAACTCAGGGAGTTGTTGAGACGGCGTTTGCGCCGGTGGATTTCGATTCCGCCCGGCACCCCCCAGGCACTATAGACGTGAGAGCGGCTGGCGTCGTACGCTGATGCCGCCGCCATCAAGCCCGTCTCCCCGCTTCCAGCAAACCCCGCGCGGTGCCAGTACCGGGCCTTGCTCACCGGAACTAACCGGTGAACCGGCTCATCGATATCGAGCAGGATCCGGTAGTCCTTCGGGGTCCGAACGTCCCCCACGTAGAAGGATCCATCTGCCGCAACCGGACCACTGGCCGCCTCGCTCTCGTCGTCCGGGTCTATGATGCGGATCGTCTCGCCGGTCATCTCGTCCTGCGCCTGACCCCAAGCCCGCCAGCGAAGGTACTTGCGCACCCGCACCGGCATCGCTTTCGTTGCAAACGAATCCCCAGCGCCCGGGTAGTCAGCGCCGTCCCAGCAGTTGCCGATCAGCGGATACCCCTCGACCTCATCCCAGAGCGACTGCGCCCGCAGCCGAAAGCCCTCTTCCAGATCCCGCGCGAGAAACTCCTCCCACTGAAGCTCCGACCCGGTGCCAGTGGCTACAGCGCCGTTCCCGCCCAGCCAGATCGCGTCCCCCGTCGGATCGTGGTAGTCGTCGGGGAAGTCCTCGTTCACAGCCGTGATTTCGTACCAGTCTTCGACCGGCAGCATGTCGTAAACCGTTAGCCACGTATAGGCCGGAGTCCCGCCACTCGTGCGCATCATGTCCTGCAATTCTAGCCCCAACTTGCCGTCCACGTCCGTCCAGATGAACCGCTTGGCGTGGTGCGTGTCAGAAAACTGCTGCCAGTGCGAGAATGCCGAGAGTGCATTCCATTCGCAGCGGTCCTTGATCACCAGATTCAGCGCCGAGAAGCTGATCTCGGGCGCTGTCGAGCCCAGATCGACTTCCAGAACCAGCTCCGCTCCGTAGTCCCCAACCCCGAACGTCGATTGCCAGTCCGCGTCACTCCCCAGCGGCCAGGTCGTTTCCTGAGTCTGAACCGCTGGCTCCCTGTCTAGGGGCGCAAGCAAATCAAACTCGATGAAGGTCGAGACATGCGTAAACTCGGCTTCAAAGACCTTGCCCGCCGTCCGCAACCGGGCAAGCCCCGCAACTGAACCGCCAGAGATGACCACCGGAACCCGCACGTAGCGGTAACCGAGAAACGAAACCGGATCGCCGGTATAGGTCAGCACAATCGGCGCGGAAACGTCGTCCTGCCTCACTCCAGCGTACGGGCTGGTATTCGACGCGGTGCCACCGTTCAAGTCCCAGCTCGCATCATTAATCTGCGCGAGCTCAAACGGGTTCTTCTGGCGCAAATCGCAGATATCGAACGGAACCCCTGAAACCAGAATCCGCCAGTCCTGATAATCCTCTCTGCCGGGCTCCGCGTTCGGGTTCTCCAGATACATCGAGCAGCCGCCGATCTGGATATCGAAAAACGAGTGGAACCGACTGAAGTTCCGGACATAGAATCCAGCAGCGTCGCGCTGCGTGACCTGTTCGGTCACATTGGGGTCAGCTGTTCGGATCACGTCGAAAAACGCATCGACCTGATCGAAACCGGTCTTGATCCGGATTTCCTGCTCCGAGTCGTAGGGCTCTTCAAACTGCCGGAGCTGGGCACTCACCCAATATTCACGCGGTGGACCCAGCCCGACCTCGCATCCGAGTTGCTTAAGGCCCCCGGGTTCCGGGCTTGATATGAGCAGAAATCCACCGTCGAAGTTCCACGTATCAGAATCGATAAACTCCGAGTTGGGAGACCCGCAGGGGACTCCGTTCATGGTGATCGTGCCCGAATGCGTCACGCTGTACATACCCTCGACCGTTTGGTCGATCACCACGTGCACGCGGTAAGTGTCCAGCGGATAAACGTCCGCGATTGTGCCAGCGACCGAAGCCGCCGCGCCCGGGAACGAAATCTGCGCTTCAATCGCTCCGCCCTCCTTTGTGCACTCGAAGTACCGGATTTTGTAGCTTTTTGGACCGTCCGGAACCGCGAACCCAGCCCACGGACTCCCGGGCGATCCTCCGTATAAGGGGAACCCGTCGGAGTTCCGCGGAACATGCGCGATCACCTCGAACCATTCCTCGACCTCGATGCTCATCGATCCGGAGTAGCTGCAAGACCCGTTCCTGAGTAGCGGCGTTGGGACAGGCGGGAGAACAAAGAACTGGTCTTCGAAATCTGTATCGTCCGCGTAGGTGGTCACCGTGTCGATCAGAGCCCCGCATCCGAAATTCAGATATGCCGGCCCGGGCGCGGGCGGGGGGATCACCCCTCCACTGTATGGGTTCGCCTGCCATCCGCTCGCGCCGAATTCGATAAGCGCCCAGGGCGACATCGGCGAGCCGACCCAGAACCGCGCAACCCGCACCCCGCCACTGGGAGGAGGTTCGGTTGGAACAGTTGGGACGTGCTGATACTGCCAATTGAACGTGCCCTCGATCTCCCACGTCAGCGTTCGGGAGCGGCCCGTCCGGTAACTACTCATCTTGGATCAGTTGATACTCCCAGCTGTTCTGGGAATAGAACCGAACCTGCATCGACCAGCCTCGAACCACCTTGCCGACAGTCAGGCTCGCGCCATACGTAATTTCCGAAACAGGGAAGTCCCGGCAAAAGATGTTCGAACCGGCCGCGGTGAAGCCCGGGGCCCATAGCCCGCCCAGAACGTCCCGAACCGACCGCGCATACTCGATCGCCACCCGGTGAGCCAGCTCGGGCCGCTCCAGATGCACCAGCCCGGTCAGTTCAATGCCGTACGCCACCTCGGAGAGCTGGTTCAAAGCCTCCGCCCCCCAGTTCTCTGATTGGGCCTGCATCAAGAGAGCCGGCAAACTCTTCACGTCGAGATTCAGATCGTAGTACGGAGAAACCCGCGCCAGCCGGAAATCATCCCAGATCACGCGAACCGGTTCTTCGATCGTCTCGGTCTCGCTCTCGAAAAAGAGCGCGAGCGCGTCAATAACGTCCTGGATGCTCGCCGGCATGCTCTAGCCCTGCCTCCCCTGAGTCCCGAACTCGCTCGGCCGGCTCAGCTGCATCGTCGAGCTCTGCCCATCGAGGGCTTTCGTCCCTCGGCCCAGCACATTGCCCTGCGTGTCTTTGATCACCACCACCAGCTCATGCTGGCGCAAGCCGCCCTCCAGAAAACCCTGCGGGCTGGATCCACCCGGCTGACTGAGGAACCGCGCAGGCCCCATCGGGTTCCGCGCCGGCCCCAACGTTCCGAACGACCGGATCTCGGCCGGGGAAGCTCCAGCGGCCTCCAGACGCGTAAACATCGCGCCTATCACCTGACGACCACGCGCCCCTGAATTGAACGACTGCGAAATCAGGCGGTCCATCCAGCCCTCGTCATATTCGGTTCGGGCAGCGAGCTCCCGCTGGTCGAGCTCCAGCTGAGAGCGCTCCCAAGCCGCCGCGGTGGCCTCATCCCAGCGACCGTCCGATTTAAGCCGCTCCCTCGTCTGCGCGTGTTCCTGCCGCTCCCTCGAAATCTGCTCCATCTCCGCAAGCGCTGCCTGCCGAGAATCGTGCTGACCCAGATATCCGGCGCGGCCCGCCCGCATCGTGAACGCCCTGCGCTCGGAGGCGACCTGAGTCATCGGCGACCGGTACAGCTGAGCCGAACGGATTTGAGCTTGGAGCTCGTTCATTTGCGCGGATTCCAGTTGCATCCGCAAAGCCTGCATATCAGAATCGTTGTCTGTTCTGCCCCGCGCCCGCAGCGCCTGAATCTCCTGCTCGATCTGGCGAACGACCTGCCCCTGCATTCCGGCAGCGCCCAGAGCACCGTCCCGGAACTGGCCCGGCGTCATCCCCGAGATCGCCATTCGCTGGAACATCGCGCCAAAAATTCCGGCCTCCATCGAAACCTCTCCGATCCGCGCCTGCGCCATCTGGACGCTCATCGCCTCTGCGATAGCCCGGATCTGGCCTTCCAGCTGCACAATCTGGGCCTGAAGCCCAGCCCGCTCTTCGTAGGTTCCCAGCCCCCGCTGCTGCATCTGCCGGAGCTGCATCGATGCGAAATCCCGCTGCATCCCCATTTGCGTGAGCTGGCCGCCAAACCGCGAACCAACACGCTCCTCAGCTGTGCCAACGACGCTCCCGAAAGCCGAATCGGAACTCACCCCCGCAAGACCGAGCCCGAGATCCGCACGGCGCTGGCTCATCTGGAGGTCGTATTCCTCGCGGTCCAGCCGGAGAGCTTCCATCTCCGCCTGCCGCCCCCTGGCGGTATCGGTTCCAAAATGGGCGGCAACCCGGCGCTGGTCCTGGGCCATCGCCCGCAATTCGCTGCCGTCCATCCGGTGGCCCCTCATCCGCCGCGATTCGAACCCGAACCGGAAGCCGTCGGTCCTCAGCTCCAGCCCCGTTTCCATGATGTCGGTCTCCTCTTGCCTGATCTTGAGCAGCAGAGACTCTTCGGAGGCCATCAGAGCGGCCAGCTGCTCGCTGTCCCCGCCCATCAGCATCATGTCCGCAATTCGCTCGTTGATCTCGCCTAGCTGCGCCCTCGATAGGTTGACCGACCGCCGCATCGATGCCATCGTTTCGTCCAGATTTCCGTACGTGCGCGAATAGCCAGCCCGCTCATTTTCGACTCCCTGCCGGGCGCCTAGCCGCGTCATCTCAGAGCCGAACAGTACCCCCCGCGCATAGTTGCGCCGGATGCCGGGGATGTCGATACCCTGTAAGACAAATTCTTGACCCTTGATTTGCCGCTCAACCTCCGCCAGCTCTTCGATGGGGTTGATGATTCTCCCTTGACCAAAATCCCAAACAGGTTCGCTCGGAAACAACCTGGGAACTCCCTTGAGCCACTCCCTCCGGGCTTCCAGCTCGCCCAACTTTTCCTGAGCGTTCCGGGCAACTGCCATCGCGCTCTGGGGGTCGTCCGTCTGGCCCGCCCGAATCGCTGCGCGGATCAAATCCTGCGCCGCCGTTCCCTCCGGCCCCCGATCACCGAACAACCGCACCGCGGCCGGCCCCGAAAGCAGCTTTTCCAGAGCCTCTATCCCGTCTTTCTGCCGACCGGACGCAAAATAGGGATCGACCGCGGAAGCCAAAGCGGGGCTCAGTCCCATCGGGTTGGCGGCCGCCCCTTCGAGGTACTGCAAAGCGCCCATCGACATCGCGCCCGCAGACTGCCCATAAATCTGGCCGACCACCGCCCGGCGGTGCGCCAACTCCATGTGTGGGCGAATCGTTGCGTCAAGAGCGCTGCCTACAGCACCACCTACCCCCGCGCCAAGTACACCTCCCCAGGGCCCGGCGAGCATGCCGACCCCCGCGCCAACTGCACCCAGTCCAATCGGGAGCAGGTTCAGCATCTGCTGAGACGGGTCAACCCTCTGGCCGTAGACACTGGCCTGAATCGCTTGGGCTTGGCTCACCACAGCCGCAACGCCAATACCGAGCAGGCTGGCAGCCGCGCCAGCTACCCCGGCGTTCTGCGCTTGCATCTGCTGCGCGATCTGGGCGTTCTCGGCCGCCCGATCCGCCATAAACTGCTGTTGCCAGCTCGCAAAGCTCTCCTGCCCTAACTGGCTCCGGAATTGCGCATAGTCGAACCCCTGATTGGCAACCACGCCCGGAGTCGTCGAGGGAACCGGCTGATCCCGCGATACCAGAGACCCCCGAGCCGGCCCGCTCGTATCGACGCCGCCCGAGGTCATCGCGCCGCCAACGGGCATTCGCGGGGAACCAACGGCGGAGGAACCGCCTGCCCGCTCCAGCTGGCGGAGCTGCTCGGTTAGCTCTCCAATCTCGCGCCGAAGAGCCTCGACATCCGAACGGGCCTCCTTCAGCCCGTCGATGTTTACGCCAATGCGCGCTTCTTTGCTCAAAACCTGCCACTCCTCGGACCGCGCGGAGGAACGGGATGATGAACCTGCTGGGCTGCGCGCGCGCGGATTCGGGCGCAATGCTCCAGGCCAGGAACCCGCGCCCATCCGCGAAGAACCTGCTCCAGAAGCCGGTTTGCCCGTTTGCGCAACGAAGAGCCGTACGGGTTCTCGCCAGAACCGATCGCCTCGTTCTGCGCGAACCGGACCTCCTCGAAGAAAGCGGCGGTCATAAGATTTGCGATCTGGATGATCGCCGGAGGAACGGTGTCGTATGCGCTCCCGTCGCTCTTGAGCGGCCAATAGTAAATTTCGCCGAGCCGCATGTCCAGCTCAGCGTCCTCAACGGCTGCGGCGGCCTCGATCTCGTCGTCGGTCAGACCCGAACGGATGTTCGAGGCGAGAAGGCGAATGGCGTCCTTGTCTCCATACACCAGCCGTTCCTCCTATCCCTCATTACCAAAAACCGCGAACGAACCCAGCGAGGCCCCAGACTCAGGAATGGGGAGCGCAGGCAAAGACTCCGGTGAAATCCCGCCCATGCTCGTGTTGTACTTCACAGCCGGAGAGCCGGTAGCAACTGCAACAAAAGCCGTTGCAGTCTGCCCAACAATTCCCGAAGAAACACCCGCATCACCGAGCCAGCTGAAGAACGACCGCTCCCCCAAAGCAAACGCATGGGTACCTGAATGGATGGTTTTGCCGTCCATGTCAAACAGCATCACATGGAGCGAGGAATTCGCCTCAGCCCGCAAAAAATAGAAGTCCAGATGAGTGCGCATTTAGAATTGGTATCCCGTTGTGGAAATGTCGTACGGCACGTAGCCGAACCGGTTGAACGTCACCGAAAGGGTTGCGCCCGTCCGAATCCCAATCCCGTGGGTTGCCGGCGTGCCTGCACCCCCCGAAAAATCGAACCCGATGGCGCCGCCCCCGGAAGTCCGGTTCAATATCACACCGGCGGCTCGCTCGACCATAGCCGGCGTCACACCCGAGAGCGTTGCGAACCATTCGGTGAACGTTCGCTTGCCAACCGGAAAGCTCCGCGCGAGAGCCGCGTAAATCGTTCTGCCCTCAGCATCGTTAACCATCAGGTTAATGAATGCCTCGGACGCAGCCTCCAGAGTCAGCAGCCGAAGCGGAGCGCGGTACTCGGCTCTGGTCGGGCAACCGGTCTGCATAGACTAGCCCCCGCCCTTCGCAGGACGACCCCGACGCCGAGGAGCCTCGGGAGCCGGTTCGGATTCCTCACCCGGTTCGGGCTCTGGTTCCTCGCCTGAATTGGTGGGGGCTTCGTCGGCAACAGCCGGAGCCTCGTCGAGTTTGGGCGACTGACCGTACTGAGAATGCACGAACAGCGTGAACGGGTTGTACATCGCCCCCAGATCAAAACCGATCGCCTCAAGATCCGCCCGCAAACCGGTGAACTCGCGTGGCTCCCCGGCGCTGCAAGCAATATCCTCGACCTCGGTGCGCAAAGCCGCGGGACACAGAACCTTCACGTGACCCAGAGCGCACCAGATCGTAGCCTCGCCACTCCCGCTCTCGGTTGACCACTGAATCAATGCTGAATTTTTCATTTTGGTTTTGGGTCTCTCCCCCCACCGGAGCAGGGGGAGAGGAAGGGATTAGGAAAGAACGCTCTGGAGCAATGCCCCGCACTCTTTGGCCACGACAACCGGAGTGTAATTCCAGTCGTACTGGACCATCCAGCTCTTCCGGCGATCTTCGTACCAGGACGCAGCCTCTTCGAAGAACTCGAACGTCGCACCGTAGGTCAGGTTCTTATATCCGACTCCGCTCGGATTGACATAGCCGATCCAAACGTCGTCGCCCATGATGCGGGACAGCGATGTCGCCGAACCGCGCCGGGCAGAGTTGAACAGCGAACGGGCGTAGATCGCCTTGAGTCCGTAGAACTCGCTCGGCAGATCGCCAGCGGCGCCCTCGTTGCGGATGTCAACCACGTACTTGAACTCCTCGCGGTACTGCGCGGTGCTCATGATGTGCCGGGCAACGCGCGGAGTCATCACCACAGTGTTCGGGCTCACACCCGAGGCAACCTCGATCGCCTCGATCGCGAGGTTGAACGACGCCCGAACGTCGGCAGTCGCCAGATTGCTCCAGTTCTCGTCGTTGGCGTAGATGTTGTTCGCAGCAGTCCTCAAAATACCGCCGGTTCCGAGAACCGCGAGCTCGTACTGGTTCCAGACCAGCTGCTTCACATACTCGGTCGCGTCCATGCGGTCGCGCCACATCGGATCGGCAGCCTTCTTGACCTCGACCGGGATCTTCTCCACCAGCGCGTGACCATGAGTCTGGTACGGCTCCTGAATCCAGCCGCGCTGAATCTCGTTCGCCTCGTCCCCCGGCGCCCGAGCATCGTCTCGAACGTCGAACAGCTTCTTGTCGAACTTGTTGTACATGCCAACATCCTGCTCGACGGGGAACCGCGGAAGAATCCTGGTTGCCACCAGATCAGGCGGCGTGTACTCGATCGCCACATTGGTCAGCGGCTTCGAGAAGAACGTTCTTTGGGTTGCTTGAGTCATTTTAGAATGCCCTCACTGAGCGGTCGAGCTCGACGGGGATGACCTCGTACTGGTTGACAGCGGCCTTCAGCGCGTAGCCGAGGATGAATCGAATCACGTTCGCCGCGTCCGTGGACAGCGGAATAGCCGTATCGTCAGCCATGCAGAGGTTGTAGGTGACAGTAAAAGCCGGATCAACCGGAATCAGAAGCTCCTCCAGAACCGTAAGCGGCGTCTGCTTGTTGGTCCGGGTCGCAGCCGCAGCAGGAACCACAATCGAGTCCTGAGCCACAGCGGCGTTGACCATCACATCCGCAACGCCGTCGGTAACGAACGTGATGTCCGTCCCGTTGCGAGCCGAATGAAGCGTCACACCAGCAACTCGGCGAGTGGCAAACCCGGCAGAGACCGGAGTCGCCACGTAAAGCTCGCCCTCCTTCGCGTTCCGAACCCCAGCTGCCAAAGCAGCGGTGACTTCCGCAGAGGTCGCGAGGCTCACGCACTGGTAACCAGCGATCGCATTGCCGTTTCCGGTCGCGTCCCAGAAAATTCCTGAGTTTGTCTGTTGGGTTCTCTTACCGGCCATTTCGACCTCCTACCGCAACGAGCAAAGCCTCTTTGAGAGAGCCGGCCCGCTTCTCGGACATGATCACCTGAGCCTCTCGCAGCAGGTCGTCTTCGAGATCGCCAGTCGGTGCCTCAGAAGGATGACCGTCGAGCTGCACGCTCTCCGGGGCTCCGTCTCCACCACCGCCGACGGCCTCGACGACCGATTCGATCAGCTCCAACATTTCGTCAATGACATCGAGCTCGGCGACCGGAGTATCCGTGCCCTCCTCGATGATCATGGGCTCTTCGAGCTTGATTCGCTCCTTACCTTGACTCAGCAGAATCTCCGCCAGTCGGGTAACGTGCGTCGAAACCCGAAGAGGCACTGCGCCCCTGCGTTTCGTAGCAAGCTCGCTCAGCCTTGCCTTCACTTCTGTCAGGCGCGAGCGAGATCGATACTTGGCTAGCTCACGGTCTTTAGCCGCAAGCTTCGCCTGCATCTCGCTGAGCCTGACCTCCATTTCTGATAGGGTCGCTGTGCGTTCCACATCCTCTTCTTTTTCTGCGGAAGCCTCAAACGTAACGCCCTCCGTTAAATCGATCGTCTGAACCGGCTCCATCCGCTTGATGTAAGGCCGCGTGGTCAGCGCGAGACCGTCAAAAACCGGACGCCCGCGGAAATGGCCCTCAGGGTCGTTCCAGCTTAGATCCAGCTCGGAGGAAACGTAGCGGTAAGTGCCGTTTTTGACTTTCTCCCGAACATCCGGCTCGGTCACGTCGAACAGCGCGTACAGCGTCTGACCGTCGTCCGATAGCTCAAGCCCCCGCACCCAGCCGCACGGCTTCGCGTCGTCGTGCTCCAGATTGAGAGGAACTTCCGGCCCCTTCGCGTGCAAGTCGAAGCTGGTCTTGAATTCGGTGAGAAGCTCGGGAGTAACGACCAGGCCGCCGTCGAGCCCGGGGTAGTCCCATTTCCCTACCCTGAGCGCCTGCGCCCGAAACGGCGCACTCCCGCCGCCGCTGTCCTCCGCCAACGAGATCACATGAAATCTGCTCACGCAGACTGTTTAGTTTCTAGGGCGTCAATGCGTTTACCGCAAATTCAGGCAGGTTCAGGTACTTCGCCAGCAGGAAGTGCGCGAGCTTCCAGATCCCGCTCTCGGAGTCGCGATCCAGAACAGCGACCGCCCGCGGATCAACGTAGTACTGACGCCCCCATACCTGAGGATCGTCGAACACCGCAGCCGGTTTTGCCAGAATCTGGGGGAGAGCAGGCAAATGCTCCAGCAACAACCCCGCATCGTCAGCTGGCAGTAGCTCCAGACTCCTCCCGATCGCGGAAGGCTCGACCTCCACGAACGGCAACCCCGCAGCCGGCATCTCCCTGTGGATCCTGACCCCGCCAACCTCGAATGACTCTGGAGCAGGAGCCGACTTCGGCAAACTGCCGTCCGGGTTGCGCCGCCGCTTCCGGCCCTGAATCCGGCACCGGCACCGGCTCCCGCAACGCGTCATGCCGTCCCCGGGAAAGCCGATAACCACCAGCTCGTCATACGATATTCCGCCCTCGCGCCTGGACTGTCGGGCGCGCTCGATGCAATCGTCACAATGCTCGACGAACGGGTCGAGAATCCAGTCGTAGCGCTCGTGCTTCGGCTCGTGGAAATCGCCCAGGAGCCCGCGGTTATGCAAACCCCAGAGCGACTCGGCATACATGCCGGCCCTCGTCTCGTAGTTCATCGTTCCGCGCCCGTTGCGCATGTCGTCAAAGAACTTCGTCGCAAATTCGCGTTGGTGGTCGAACCGCGCCTCCAGCATCGTCAGCTCGCGATCGGTGAGCGGCGTCTTCCGCCTCGCGATCTCGTTCGCGTTCTGGTACGTCTGAACCTGCGCGGTCTTGAGCCGGTTTAGAAACTGCTGCTCCAGCTTGGGGTCCGGTCGCTCCGCGTACTGGCGCGCAATCTGCTGCAAATCCTTCGCGGTTGTCCGCTCGATCTGGCCGTACGTCTGGAGCCCTGCGTTTACGCGCTGAAACTGGTTCATTCTGTCTCTCGCTCGGGGCGTTGCTTCAAGCCGCCGAGGTATTCCCGCCACATGCCGATTACCGCCCGTGCCTCATAGCTTGGCAGATCGTCGATGTTCGTCGTCAGGAGCCCCTCGATCCGCAGCCAGAACCGCTCGATGATCGGGTGCGTGTTGTTCACCTCGTCCCCTACCCCGAGCGAGTGAGCTGCGTAAAAAAATGGTCGTAGTCGTAGTGGCTCGGGTAGTTAATCGCCATCACCTCGTCCATGAGCTTCTGCGCAACCATCGGAGGCAACTCACCGATCTCCTCGACGCTCTTGCCGGTGCACACCGCGGCTAGGTGCTGCGCGTACAGGACGGGGTTGTAAATCCGGCTGTAGTCGCCCCGCTCGTCGTTGTACATGGCGGCGTTCTTGGCTGCGCAGTCCTCCGAATAGGTCGCGCATCGCATCTCGAACTCGTAGCGCTTCAGCTTGATCTTCTCGCGGAGCTCGTCTTCGCGCTCCAGGAGCTTCAGCTGGAGATCTTTGGCGGGCCCGTCCGCCATCTCGCTTATCAGGTGCCGTTCTCGGGGCGTGGTCAAGACCAGGAGCGGCCCCCCTGCCTCACACGCCTCAATGACCAGTTTTTGCTTCGGCTGCTTCATTCAGGATAACAGACGATTATTCGTCGTCGTCTTCTTCGGATTCGTCCCACTCGGCCATAGTAGAGGGATCAAATTTTTGACTCCCAGCGAGTTGCACTGCCTCAACGGCGCGACGGGCCTGCGCCAACATTTTCGCGTTGTACTCGTCCATTCCAGGCGCATCAACATCCCAGCGCGGATCGCGCCGTTCGACCCGCGGCACACCCGCGCCTCCAAGAACCGTGTCTTCGAACTTAAATGAGGTTGATTTTTTGTCGTTGCTCATCGTTCAAGTTTACCTTTTCTGCCCAATCTGCGAACACTACAGGCGGGATATAACTCTTCAACGATTCAGACGGATTGTTCCCCAGCTGAGCGGCTACTGCCTCGCCAATTTGCTTTCGCATTTGCGTGAACTCTTTTGCCGTTTGTGGAGGCCCCATAGAATCGATCGTATCTTGCGCCAGCCGATGGGCCAGCATGGTCCGGAAATCATGCGCTTTCCCAAGTCCGATTTTATCTTGTGCAAATTTTCGGACCGCCACTTCGTTGGTGTCAAAAATTTTGCCCGGACCCTCGGTTGACCTCTCAGCTAACCATTTAGCCAGCGTCGGATGATTTACCAAAACGTCCTGCTCGACGCCTTTCTTACCCGTGAATTTCAGCCGCACGTCGCCGTTCTCCTCGACGTGAATATGCTCGGTTCGCAACGAGCTGGCTCCGAAGGTTGCGGTCTTGCCGGTGTGCTTCTCGCCCGCATTCGCGTCGGAACCGATCCGGATGCCGGTCGTGTGCATGAGCAGGCAGCACTTTGCCTCGTCGTTGTCATGCGCATATGCCTCCAGCGCACTCTTGATTTCGTAGGAATATTCGTTCTGGTACTGCACTCGCTCGAATTTAGCGACCTGTTGCTCGCTCAGCCACTTGGCGTCATAAACGATTCCTGACTTTTCCTTGCCCCCAACGTTGTATTTGTAGCGCGCGACCATCTTGGCGTTGGGGTTGGTGTTGATCTGCACGTCATAAGGCTCAGCAACCGGAATCCTGACCCCGAACCTGTCCTTGACCTCATCCGCGGTGCTGGACTCGAATGCGTCGTTGGGATCTGAAGCGGTTTTGTCCGGAGTCTTTAGGTTTTTGTTCTTGGGCACCACGGGTTGATCAGAATCCGCTCCTCCTCCCTCAGACTCTTCATCCTTCTTTGCGAACTTGCCGCCCTGGTCCCGAGGATGATCCTCTTCCCGCCACTCGGCAAGCTCAACAGCAGGAGGGCTTTCGACCTCGTTCATCGTCTCCCGCTCTGCCACCTGACGCCGGAACAGATCGAGCAGCTCAGCCCGTTGATCCTTCTTCAATACCGGCAAACCGTTGTCCTCGGCGATCTTCGCCCAGTCAGCAACCATCGCGTTGCCCTCGCGGTCGGTGATCTCGACACCCTGAGAAAGCATCGAGATCAGACCCTGAAGGAGCACCAGCTGAACGTCCGTCGAAACCGGCTCGAACACCAGCCGGATAGAAGGAGCCTTCGGCCCGAGATTGTAACGCGAAAACGGCTTCATCAGCTGCTGGTTGATCGCCGCCTCGATCGCCGAAAGCGTCGCCATGATGTTCTCGTTATGCTGCGCGATCTGTGCTTGACCGAGATTGTAGGTTCCGCCCTCCGCCTCGCTGGAGCTCGCCAGCTTCGGAACGCATAGACCCGTGCGAATCACGTCGTGAACGAACGCGATTTGCTCGGTGAAGTTCGTGGCGAACGCAGGCTCCCCGCGGGTCTCGATGTCCCACTGCCGGCCGCCCCCGTCGCGGTGCTGGTCGCTCGGCAACACCAGCGAATGGCCGCTCTGCAAACCCTCGATCAAATTGATCATCTCGTTGGCGTTGTCGGTCGGAGGAAATTCGCCATCCGGCCCGTAGTCGGTGAAACCGCTCTTGAACCAGCCGATCGTCCACGGAATCCCGATCCGCCGGTAATAGCGCCCGAGATCATCCCAAATCTCGTTCGCCCGCTCAACGAACGGAACGATCGGACGGGTGCGCGGAACCCCGTAGTAGCTCCCGAACTCCGGATCGTGAGTCCAGATGAGCATCTTGTCGATCGGCAAAAACTGTTCCCCCCATTTTCCGACCGACGGAATGAGCAGCCGCGCTCCGGTCAACTTGCCGCTTCGCTGGTCTGCCATCAGCTGAACCTCTTCCGGCGCGTACGGGATCATCGTCGAAGGAGCCCACACAGCAGGCATCCAGAACGGCTCCCCGTCCTCCGGATAGATCTCCACATTCAGCGCAGGCGCCCAAACCACCTCGCACACCTGAAACCCGAACTGGAAGCCCCCCATAACCAAATCCTCCATGAGGCGCGGCAACAGAGGCTCGATGTACCGCTGAGCCAGCGCAACCCCCCGCGGATCAGCACAAGCCCAGTGGAACTTGGCGCGGACAATCGGCATCGCCAGCATCTTGATCGCGTCCACCACGACCGGATAGTTGCGCACTTCCTGATACTGCGCTAGCGAATAAGTGTCGAAACGACGGAGCAGTCCCCCGCGCCGGTTCCCCGATCGCGAAACAGAAGAACCGCTGTACTTGGTTTCCCCTGCTCGACCGATCTGGACGACCCGCGGTCGCTGAACCGGAGCCTCTTGGATCCGGAGCAACCGCCGGATCTGGTCAACCCAAGCCGGCACGCCCTACAGACCCTCCAGAGAGATGAAACCGGACTCCCAGTTTGAGTTCAGGAGCGTTCTGGTTCGCCAGCGCTCGTAAACGCCATCCCCCTCGCGCGAGCCCTGCGAATTCGTGTTGCCCTCGAATGTCCGAATGCGTGCGAAAAACCCGCCCGTACCTCCCGGCTCAACCTGCGCGATAATCCCGATATGGCCCGGGAACGAGGTGACCCCCTTGACGGTCCGCTTGTTCAGCCAGTAGAACAGATCGCCCCGCTTGGGCGCCGTCCGGATCCGGTTCTGCGCTCTCGCCCAGTTCCGCCACATCACCACAGCCGCAGCAGAGCGGGCCTGAGGGAGCGAGGCAGCAGGAATCCCCGTCTCGATCAGGACGGTGTACATGAACGCAGCGCACCAGGGATGACCCGGCCCCAGCTGCACGTTCCGCAGGAACCGCTCGACCTCCGGCCCGCGGTTATGGCCCTGCTCACGCACCCCGACGTAGCTGCGAGCCAGATGAACGGCGTTCTCCCAGTTGGGATTCGAATTCCACTGCTGCTCGGTTAGTGTTTTGACGCGGCTTGGCTTTTTCATTTTGTTTGAATCTGTTTCTCCTCGGCAATCTTTTGGGCCCGGCGGGCGATCGAGCGACGCCTGCGCCAGACCGCCGTCCGGCTCAGCTTCAGCATCTGCGCAATCTCGGTCGGACCATAGCCCTGCCGGATGAAGGTCACAATCTGGTTATCGATCTCCTGCTTGCACGCGGCGAACGCGAGCCAGGTCGGCACGCTCATCAGGTCGGCTTCCGGCTCTTCCTCCGCCATCGGTTCTGGTCCGCCCTCGATGCCGTACAGCCGCGCCCGTTGCCGGTTCAGCCTGAACGCATGGGCGACCATCGCCCTTCTCCCAATCATCTGGCACCAGGCCATGAGCGATAGCCCGTTCTTGCCGCGATACGCTTTCATGCCGCGCATGGCTTGCAGGAATCCGATCCCGGCGAGATCACGTTGCTCGTCGGAATCGATCACCGGCCAGGTCTTGGCGACGCTGGCGGCGCAAACTTTCAGGTTCTCGAACAGTTCCAGCTTTTGCTCCTCGGTTAGTGTTGAGTCGCTGGCCTGCCGGGTTGTTGCGTATTTTCGGTGGTGCATCTATCTCTGCTGCCTGTTTTTGGGGTTTTGGGGGCGCTTTTTGGTCGCGCAAACAGGCGAACAGGCTTCGTTCGCAGAGATCTGTTCGAATAGACGTTGTGTTTGAGTTGGTCGGTTCTATCTGGATACCCCCCGGGGGTATATTTCGTTTTTTGGGATTTCGGGATTTTTTGCCTGTTTTTGGGGCTGTTTTTTTTGGCGTTTGAACCTGGTGTGAAGGTTTGGTGAAGGTTTGTGAAGGTTTTGCTTCACATTACAAGGGGGGTATCCGTAGGTTCAAATATTGCTGGGTTTCCTTGTACATTCTTAAGATGTGAAGGATGTGAAGGTTTTT